GATAAGGAATCATCATGTCCCTCTCCCAGATGCAAGTATTCAATCAGTACATCATGCCGGCGACCATCGAGACGCTGGCCCAGATGGTCGACAAGTTCAACCAGGCTTCGAACGGTTCGATCCGCCTGACCACCGGCGGCTTCGACGGCGACTTCCTGCAGGAGTCGTTCTTCGCCGCGATCCACTCGGCACAGCGCCGCGCCAACCGCTACGGCACCAACAACGCGCAGGCCGCAACCGATCTGACTCAACTGAAGCTGTCCGCTGTCAAGGTCGCCGGCGGTTTCGGTCCGATCCGCTTCGAGCCGTCGCAGCTGACCTGGCTGAACAAGCCGACCGCCGAAGGCATCGAGGTCGCCTCGCGCAACTTTGCCGAAGCCCTGATGGCCGACCAGCTGAATACCGCGATCGCCGCTCTGGTGGCCGCGATCAGCAACCAGGCTTCGGCCACCAACGACGTCTCGGCCAGCGCCGGCATCGATTACTCGGCCATCAACGGCGCGCACGCCAAATACGGCGATGCTTCGGGCCAGATCGTGGCAAACATCATGACCGGCTCGGTGTTCCACCGCCTGATCGGCCAGAACCTGTCGAACGCCAAGAACCTGTTCGAAGCACGCAACGTGCAGGTGGTCGACATTCTCGGCCGTGCTGTCGTCGTGACCGACGCTCCTTCGCTGTACACCGCCGGCACCCCGAACAAGCAGAAGGTGCTCGGCTTGGTCGAGGGCGCCGCTACCGTGTTCGACGGCAGCGACTTGATCAGCAACATCCAGACCACCAACGGCAAAGAGCGCATCGAAACCACGATGCAGGTCGACTACTCGTTCGGTCTGGCCCTGAAGGGCTACACCTGGGACGAGGCCAACGGCGGTAAGAGCCCGACCGATGCAGCCCTGGCGACCGGTTCGAACTGGGACAAGGTGGCCACCAGCATCAAGGCAACCGCTGGCGTCATCGCAATCGGCGACGAAGCCAAGTAATCGGCTGGCCGGGCCTTCGGGCTCGGCCTTTTTTGAGGGAATGCCATGCAAGAAGACAAAATCGCATACGAACCGCATCCAGTCTCCCCGGAACGCAAGGCGGAGCTCCGTGCGCAGGGCTATCGCATCATCGACGCGGCGTTCAAGCCTGCCGAAGCCGAGCCGGAAGCCCTCGCCGAAGAAGCCGAGCCTGCACCGGCGCCGCGTGGACGTCGCGCACGAGCCGAGGGCTAACGCATGTTGACCGCGCAGCAGTTGGTCGATGCACGCCGCTTCGCCGGCTACCAGGCGCTTGCCGACACCTCGGTCGATGACGATCAGGATTTTGCCTACGTTATCGGGCCATCTGGCACCAGGCAGACATTGCAGCATCGGCTGACAAACCTGCGCGACGAAGAGGAAGCAATCCTCGTGAACACGTACCTGATGAATCTGACGGCACTCGAGCAGGCGATTCTCGACGCCGCGGGCAACCTTGACACGAACCAGGCTGCAGTCTGGGTGCGTAATCCCAAGGAAGTACAGGAGCGCACCAAGCTGTTTACCGACTGGCGTCGTCGCATGTGTGGCTTCCTCGGAATCGCACCCGGGCCGGGCCTCGGTTCGGGTGGCATCCGCGTGGTGCGAGCATGAGCACGAACCCGACCATGCACAAGGAGGCGTTCAACCTCTTGTGCGAGGACCGGATCTATACCGGCATGTCGCGGGAGGTATGGTCAAGTTTGCTCCTGCCCGACTGCGTTATCAAGGTTGAAGATCGAAGCCGGTATTTTCAGAACGTGATCGAGTGGGAAACATGGCAACGCGTGAAGGATACGCCGCTCGCACGTTGGTTTGCGCCGTGCCGGTGGATCAGTCCAAGCGGATCCGTCCTCGTGATGGAGCGCACGCGCCCGGCAAGCGACCGCGATTACCCAGAAAAGATGCCGATCTTTCTGAACGATTTCAAGCGCCGAAACTACGGCATGCTCGGCAAGCGACTGGTCTGCCATGACTACGGCATCAGCAACCTCATGGACTGGGGCATGTCGAAGCGCATGGTGAAGGCGAATTGGAGCGATAACGCATGATGACCGGCGACCGCCTGCAAAATCTGCTTTATGCCGGCTACGCCAAGCTCGCAGCAAAGGCCGGCTTCATGTGCGACGTCTACCGCTTCGACGATCCAATCGCGGTCACGGACGACCTATACAAGATCGCGCGCATCCCGGTCGCACTCGCCGCCGAGAAGAAGTTCGCGATCCCGAACAAGTATCAAACGGCGACGTGGTACTGCTATGCCGATGGCCGGCTGCTACGCCCGCGAGATATCCTGAAGGGACCGGCCGGCACGTTTTACATCGGAGATATGCAACCGAACCTGCCGATCCAGGCGGTATCGACGAACCACGTGATTAGCATCGGCCGCGGCTCGTACGAGGGCGGCAACCAAAATATCTCGTTCTACGCCACCGGCATCCCGGTCTTCATGCAGTTCAAACGTGAGGACATCAAGCAAGCGCAGTACGCAACGACGATGGGGCAGGCGATCACGCACTGGACCACGTTCATTCCGCTACCCGAAGGGATGCTGAAGCAGGACGACGTTGTGCAGGACGAAGAAGGTATCCGGTACATCGTCGACGCGCCGGACTTTACCAGCTTGGGCTACGTCGCTCACTTGAGGCTGATCACGATATGACGATGACTATCGATCTGGGCCAGGCGCTCGCCGGCCTGAACCGGCTTGCCATGCTCAACATGTCGCCGTGGATGCAGACGATCGGCCAGAAGGCGCAACAAGAGGTCCATGCGCGCATTCAGCAGTCGAAGCAGGACCCGGAAAGCCAGCCGTGGTCGCCGTGGAAGCCGCGCACCGAGAATTATCGTACCAAGAAGGGCAACGCAGGGCAGGGTCTGCTGTGGGATGAAGGAACCTTGCTCAATTCGATCAAGTTCCAGGCTGATGGGCATGGCGTAACGGTCGGAACCGAAGTTCCCTACGCCGGCTATCTGCAGGACGGCACCGAGCGCATGGTTGCGCGCCCGTTTCTCGGCTGGTCGGACGCCGATATCGGCACGATGGAGTTCAGCGCGATCCAGTTCATCGAGGCGCTGCTGTGAAAACGGTGCGCCTCTATCAAAACCACGACCAGCACATCGACGGCAAGGTGATCCGCCATCTAGCAGGCGAAACAGTCGATCTTCCGGACGACGAAGCCGATTTCGTGATCCGCGCCACGCTCGGTGTACGTGCAGCACGGCTGGAACTGGCCGAGAACACGCCGGGAACGCCGGAAAGGATGCGCAAAGATGATCGCTGAGAACGCCAAGGATCTTGTTGATCGCGTGAGGTTGGTTTCAGCATTTGAGGGGCGCGCAGGTTTTGCTATTGGCGGGCGCGGTGCTGACCCGGCGCTGACGAAGATTCAACTACCGGCAGCTTGGGCCATGTTCGGCAAAGACCAAGTCAACGAGCCTCCCTACGGTACGTCACAAAGTGGCGGCTTCGGCGGCATGGTCCCGATGGTCGAGAACGTACAACAGGTGTTCAGTGTCGTGGTCTACGTCCCATACGTCAGCGAGGATGACTTGCTAACCGTCCAGTTCCCGTTGCTCAAATCCGTGGTGGATGCCGTTCGCGGGGAGGGTCGTCCCGCTCCATCGGGCCACCGCTGGCGATTCATCGGCCAGAAGCTAGCGATGGTCTACCCCGACCGCCTGGCGTACGAACAGCATTACACCATCGACGCAGTTATGTAGCAGCATCCCGCCCGCGATGAGCGGGTTTCTCTACCTCCGAAGATAAGGAACTTCTATGCCTCTCATCAGTAACGCCGCTCTGCAGGATATCGGCGACAAGCTCGCACGTTTTGCCGCCATGTCGGTGGGCGACCCCAATTTCGACGACTCGTTCACCGCCGGCCTCGATGCCGCCAGCAATGCCGTGCTATCGGGCTCGAACAGCATCGCCCAATATCTGCTCGACTCCAACGACGAGGCCGTGACCGCCGATCTGCTGCCGGCCGCACGTGACCTGGACGAAGCGCATCCGGCGATGCCGAACGGCTTCCTGCTGGGTATCCCGGGCATCAGCGCGATGATCAAGGCGCTGGACAATCACCTGAAGCGCTATGCCGGCGTGACGAGCCTGGATGCGTACCTGTCGACCCTGAACGCCAGTGCGCCGACGCTGCGCTTCCATGCTGCCTTTACCGACCACCTGAAAACGCTGTCGGCAAAGAACGTGTTCATCGGCGCCGATCTGGACCTGGCTCGCGTGAACGTCTCCGGCGCCGCGGCCGGCACCTATACCCACCTGGCCGCTATCGACAAAACCAAGTATTCGGGCGCGAAGCTGGTCGCGAAGAACGTCGGCGCGCTGACTTCGAGCACGAACCTGTCGATCACCGGTAAGAAGTTCGACGGCACTACCGCGACCCTGACAGCTGCGATCACGACCCTGACCGATGGCGCGGAAACCAACCTGTCGGACGTCACTAAGGTCTTCATCGACGTGACCGGCATTACCGTCACCTCGGGCGGCACCGCTGGCAACGTCGTCAAGATCGTCGCCAAGACTGACCGCAGCATCGCCGCAGCCTAACAACTTCCCCGAAAGGTAAATCACCATGGCATACAACGACAATTCCTACGGCCTGTTCCAAGGGCAGTTGTTCCTCGCTGCACGCACCATGAACGGCCCGATGACCGGCGGCTACATGCCGGTCGGCGACGCGGACATGTTCACCATCGATCCGAAGCAGAAGTTCGAGGACATCGAAGAGAGCCAGACCGGCATGGGCTTGACCTCGGCGCATATTCCGACCCAAACCTCGGTGTCGGCGAAGGTGCGCATGCTGAACATCAAGCTGGATAACTGGGAGCGCGCCGTATGGGGTACGCAGACCGGTGCAGTTGATGGCGGCACCGTCTCTGGTGAGCCGCTGACGCTGTACGCGAACTCGATGGCTCCACTTGCCCACCCGGGCGTGTCGGGTGTAAGTATCGCCGGCCTGACCGAAGGCACCGACTACGTTGTCGATACCCGCCAGGGCGCCGTCACCATCCTGCCGACTTCGACCGCGACCTTCCCGATGACGACCACTGCGTCGTACAGCTACGCGGCCTACAGCGGCAAGGTGGAGGCTTTCACCCAAAGCCAGCCGGTGTTCTCGATCATGATGCTGGGCATCAACACGGCGAACTCGAACCAGCCGGTGCGCGTCGAGTGCTACCAGTGGGCGCCGGATATGGCGAAGGTGCTGAACATGATCGAAAAGAAACATATGAACTTCGAGCTCGATGGCATGCTGCTGCAAGACCAGTCCCGCCCGCTGCCGAGCGCCGAGTCGCCGCTGTCCCAGTTCTTTACTGTGACCAAAGGCTAAGCGATGAGCGAAGACCTGAAAGCCCTGTTTCCCGGGCAGGAGGTCGTCGCTGGCGGGGAGACGATCGTCGTTTCCCCGTTTGCATTCGGCCAGTTGCCGCAAGTAGCGAAGTGTTTCGCGTCGATCAAGGGCGTCATTGAGGGCGGCGATCTGGTCGAAATAGCATCTGCCGGCGGCGAAGATCTCCTCAAGCTTCTCTGCCTGGCAGCAAAGAAGCCGCGGGTGTGGTTCGATACGCTGCCGTCCGACGAGGGCCTGAACTTGATGGCGGCCGTCATCCAAGAGAATCGGGATTTTTTCGTCCGCCGGATGTCTCCCGCACTCCAACGCCTCACTCAGGCCGTGAATGGGACTGGGGCGCCATCGTCGCCAGACTCATCCGAGGCGGCCACCGATGGAGCGACATCCCAGGCTACACCCTGAGCCAGATCAAGTTGTTTATCCGCGAATCGACGGTTCTGGAGCGGGAAGAGGCGGCGCAACGGCTCGCCCACGGCTTCATGGCAGCGAATGCAGACGGAGACAAGATCAACGATGCGATTCGGGGATTAACAACGCGTCCTGGCGAGTAGCACAAATCGCTGATGCGCAACGAAAAGGAGCGTGCTAGAGTTCGTTATCATTCCTCTAACGGAGTAGGAAATGAAGAAGACGACCCTCGCGGCAACGCTCCTTTCCTCGGCAAACCTTGCTCTAGCCGCGCCCGTTTACCTGGATTGCGTCACGAAATTTGATAATCCGCCGGCTGGCGCTGCGAGCGAATTTCGGTTCTCGGTAAAGATCGATGAGGCAAGTGGGGATGTAACGCACACGGATTCGGATGGCTCGGCGTTCAACGCCAAGGGCTTTTTCACTGCGCGCGAAGTCGGTTATAACGTCGAGTCCGAAAGCGGCACCTTCGTAAAGACGACCGCGTACAAGATCGACCGCTCGAATCTATCGGTCGTACGCACGTTCTACTCCGAGCTCTCCGAGAGCGGTAAGCGTGCGCTACAGAACTCGGACGATACAAGGCGTGCCATCGTCACCAAGGGCGCGTGCACGATGGCTGACGTCAAGAACCGGAAGTTCTAAGCATCAGCGAACTTTCGCAAGCCGGTCCAGCAAATGAAGCTGGTCATGGTGCAACAAAAGCACTTGCGTTCTGCTGGCAAGGTCCATTGCCGAAAACGTATATGAAGCCGGGCTGACAACCACGGCTATCTGCGCTCCGTAATACATCTTCCCTGCTATCACCTCCTGCACAGCTCGGTTTCCGACCGGGCGCGTGTACATCTTGCATTGAATCACAGCCTTCGTTCCTCGAAGAACCGCAACTACGTCGGCACCCTGATCCTGCAGGGGCGTTGTACGCGCATGCCATCCCGCATCACGAAGGACTAGGGCGCAGTAATCCTCGTAGGCAAGCGGCGACAACGATGACACATCGTTGTCTGTAAGGCGGTCGGCCTGTTCGTCGAGCCTGGTACGCACGGCGCGCGCAAAAAACACCAAGACGGCAAAGCAAATGATTGAGTAGCGCAAAGGAATGCGCGAGACGACCCACACGGCATATGCGGCAATGATGCCGAGCCACGAGTAGTAGCAAAGCTTTTTCAGCAGCCACAGCATTTCGTAAATCTAGCACAACCGAGCGAGCACACATGGCATCCATGAACATCGATATGCGCCTGAACCTGGTCGACACGGCCAGTGCTCCGGTAAAGGCGTTCATCTCGACGCTCGAAGGGCTGGAAGCGGCTGTTTCTGGTGTCTCCGGCAGGCTCGCCGGCCTGACTGGCAGCTTGGATGGCCTCGGTGCATCGCTCGGGCTCGTCAGGACCAACTCTGCCGGCGCCGCTGCCGAGCTCGGCGCAGTTGGCGCACAAGCTGGCACCGCAGCGGCTGAAAGCGCGCGCCTGGAAACCACGATGGCGGCCCTGTCGCTGTCCCTGGAGCGCATCATCGGCCAGCTCGCCACCACCACGGCAGGTCTCGCCCGTATGGGCGGCGCTGCAGCTGCGGCTGGGGCCGAAGCCAACGCCGCGATGAATGGTGTCGGTACAGGCGCGCAGGGCGCGAATACCCACGTGAGCGCACTCGCGTCCTCGATCAGAGGTATGAGCGAGCTTTGGGCCGCTTTCAAGATCGAGAAAGGCCTGAAAGCGTCTATCGAGGATGCCGCCGAATACGAGCGCACCGATAACCGCCTGCGCAACATGAATCTGCGTCCGGATGAGTCCGACGCGATCCACCAATCCGTGCGTCAGACGGGCCGCGAGTTCCACCAGTTCGACCAGAACGAGCTGCTGGAGATGGCAATCGACCTGCGCAACGCCACCGGGAGCGCGCACGAAGCAGCAGAAGGCCTGAAAGGGTTCGCACAGTCGGTTTTCGCAATCAACCTGTCGATGCCGAGCGGGAAGAAGCTCGACGAGCAGGGCACGCTGAACTTCGCCAAGTTCCTCGAGGGCCGCGGCGTCACGATGGATCCGGCTGCAATGGCGGCTCAGCAGGATCTGGTGACGAAGATCGTCGCCGCCACGCAGGGTCGCGTGAACCCGAACAACCTGTTCGGCAACCTGACGTATGCCAAGGGCGGTCTTGGCCGCACGATGGACGACGACGCGCTGGTGACGTTTGCCGCGATGATCGAGCAGGATACGATCGGCGGCGGAACTGGCGGCCGCGTCGGCACGATGCTGACGTCGTTCGTCAACAGCATCACGAAGGCGAACGCGATCACGACCAAGAACCGCGACGAGTGGATGAAGCTCGGCCTGGTCGACCCGAACAAGGTCAACGTCAACGAGAACACAAACCGTGTCACGAGCATCCAGGCGGGCGCTATTGCCGGCACGGATATCGTCGGCAAGAATTTTAAACGTTGGGTCGATGAGTACCTCCGTCCGGCCTTGATCGCTGCCGGCGTCAACATGGACGACCTGAATGCGGTCAAGTCGAAGACCGACGTTCTGTTCCCGAACCGGAATGCATCCGAGGCAGCATTCCAGCTGCTGTCGAAGAAAGAGCTCATCGAGAAGGACTCCGCCAATATCCAGCAAGCTGCAGGTAAGGATCAACAAGTCAAGAACGGCGAAGCTCTGTCCGCAGCAAACTGGGAGCGCTTCAAGAAGGCAATCAATGATCTGGCAATTGCCATCGGCACGACCTTGCTGCCCGTCCTGAATCCGCTGCTGGAAGGCTTCACGAAGATCATCGAAGTGATTGGCCGTCTAAGCCAGGATCACCCCATCTTCGGCTTCATGATCGGCCTGGCTGGCGCGCTTGGCAGCGTGTCGTTGATGATCGCCGGTATAACGCGCCTGTTTGGCCCGCTTGGTGCGCTCCTTGGCGTGACTAGCGCATCGTTTGGTGGCTTCGGTGCGATGGTCACGACTGTCGGCACCGTCATTGGCACAGCAGTTGGCTTCATGCTGAGGTGGCTGCTGCGTCTCGCCGGCCCGATTGGCGTCATCCTGCTGATCTGGGATGCCGGCTTAGGCGACTGGATCTCGAAGCTGAACGTGTTCGGCCATTCGGTCGGCGACTGGGCTTCGTCTCTCGCTGATTCCGTTGCCACATCGTTCAAAAACATGTGGGTTCGCACGAAGCAGTTCTTCGGCTTCCTGTCCGACGACGCCGCTGCAGCGCAGATCGAGGCGAACAACCGCGCTAGCGTGCAAAAGCAAGGAAAACTCGGCTTCGGGCCAAAGCCGACCGCGAAGGCGTCGGCTCAAACGGGCGGCGCTTCGGGCGACTGGGGGCGCGGCGAGGAAATCTCGCCCGAATCGAAAGCCACCGAGGAAAAGGTCAAGCAACAGCAGGCGATCGCTAAGCAGCTTGCGGCAAACAAGGCCGAGGCTGCCAGCCTGCTTGGTGGGGGCAAGAAAGGTGGGCGGTTCAAGAACTACGACGCCAACCTCGACGACGCCAAGAACGACCTGCGCCTGGAAGAGGATGGGCTCGCCCGCCACATGAAGGCGATGGATGAGCTCTACAAGGCGAACCAGCTGTCGATCGACGAGTACTACGACGACAAGCTGGCGACGATGCACAAGAGTGTCAACGCGCAAATCGCCGAGCTCGAGCGAGAAAAGGCCGCATACCAGAAGCAGGGCGACAAAGCCGGCGCCAACCGCGCCACCACCGAAATCGAACTGCGCAAGCGCGATCTGTCGGATAACGAGAAGTCGGTCGAAGTCCAGCGCCAGAAAGACCTGAACGCGCTGAAAGAGCGCGGTCTGCAACTCGATGCTCAGCAGCTACAGGCGGAAGGCAAGCGCAGCCAGGCGGCTTTGGCCCGCGAAGTGCAGAAGCTCAAGAAGGACCAAGAGGAATACCTGCGCAACGGCGACTACGAGCACGCGATGCTCGCGCAGCAGGCGATCGATACCGCCAAGCTGACCGCATCGTGGGAGCAATACGGCGAAGCGGTCAAGAAGGTGCAGGAAAGCACACAGACCCTGGAAGCTTCGGTTGACGCAGAGTTCAAGGCTGGTCATCTGACCCGGTTCCAGGCCGAACAGAAGGTGTTCGCACTCCGCCAGCAGGAAGCCCAGCAACTCGACGAGTTGATCGCCAAGGAGCGGGCGCTGATTCAGGCATCCGACGCGCCGCAGGGCGTCAAGGACCAGCGCCTGAAGACGCTCGACCTGTCGCAAGCCAGGGCGCGGTCTACGCTTTCAGAGATGAACCCCGAGGATATGCGCATCAAGCAGACCTTGGACAGCAACATCGAGGGCAGCTTCGCGAACTTCTTCAACAGCGTCATCAGTCGGTCGAAGTCGGCCAGCGATGCTATCAAGGACTTCGGCGAGAGCATCAAAAACACGTTCACCAAGCTTATTTCAGAGCAGCTTGGGCGCAGTCTGTTCGAATCGTTGTTTGGCAAGGGTGGGGTGAGCATGGGGTCCGGCGGCCTAGGCTCGCTATTCGGTTCGGGCGGTTTCTTCGGGAGCCTGTTCGGATCGTCTGGCGGTTCTGGCGTGGCATCGAGCGCTGAGTATGCTGCTAGCGACTTCCTCTCGTTCGACGTCGGCACCGATCGCGTGCCTGCTGACATGCTG